TATGGCCTAACGTGGGGCGGGGATTACCGTAACCGTAAAGATGAAATGCACTTTGAAATAAGCGTAAATGCTAAAAAAGCCGCTAAGATAATCTCAAAGTTAGGGGTAACAAATGCCGACTAGCGCGCAAGTAGTGGTAGGTACTGCGGCTGTAGTAATAGTGCCTAAATCAGATTTTGACCAAACAGCTAATTTACATAATCTAGGCGGTGGCGCTATTTATTTAGGCGGCCCAAACGTAACTACAAGTAATGGCTATAAATTAGATAATGGCGATAAACTAACTGTACCCGTAGGCGACCACGAAGCGTTATACGCCGTTGCCGCTAGCGGTACTCATACCGTAGGGGTACTTACCCAAATAAACTAAGGGGCATTTAGGATAGACAAATGAATAAAAAACAAATAGAGGCAGCGTTATACAGCTATGGGCGCGCCGCGCTAGCAAGCGTTGCAGCTCTTTATATGTCTGGTATTACAGACCCTAAAGTATTGGCTAACGCCTTTATCGCCGGGTTAATTGGGCCGTTAGTAAAGGCAGTACAGCCCAACGAAAAGCAATACGGCGTAGGCGCTAAGTAGTGCGAGCCCTGCTAGGGGCTCTGGTACTTACAATGCTCTTAGCAGGGTGTGGCTATGACGGCTGGGTAAGGTATCCGTGCCAAAACTATGAAAACTGGGAAAAGCCAGAGTGTAACCCGCCTCAATGCAAAGCAACGGGCGTATGTACAAAGGACTTAATTAACCCTAATGAGTAAACAACGTACAAAATTAGCCCCCGAGGACATACACGCCCGGCTAATCTTTTTTATAGGCGCGGTGTTAGCTGTAACTTTTTTAACTATAACTACAGGCGCGGTATATGCCCTAGTATTTGTAACACAGCCAATAGGCCAGCAAGCGCCAAATGATAGGGACTTTATACAGCTGTTACAGACCCTAGCTATATTTTTAACAGGCGCTCTAGGCGGGGTACTTGCTGGTAATGGGCTTAAATCTAAGGCTGATAAAGACACAAAGAAAGACACGCCGCTAGAAAGCTAGCAATATGTCTTAGGTATAGGTCATACTTTTACTACACGCTGAGAGGGCTACTTAGTGTAGTAGTTTTATCAGCCTTAACAAAGGGTGATTTATGTTAGCTGATTTAGCAGTAATTACATTAACTGTACTAATCGTAGGGCTATTTATGCTTGGCGCTTACCGTACTGGATACAGAGAAGGCCACGGGGACGGTTACCTAAGAGGGCGCAATATAGCTAAGGCCTTAAAAGAGGTAACTAAATGAGCTTTTTAGACGGATATGAAGATGTAAACGCAAGAATTAAAAGAGCGCGGGCTGAGTTTCCCGGGTTACGCTTAATAGCTTACATAGAGGACATAGACCTAAAAAACGGTTATATTTTAATTAGAGCTGAGGCCTATAAAAATTATGAAGATGAGAAACCAAGCGCTGTAGATTATGCGTTAGAGGTTAGGTCAGACCGCGGCGTAAATGCTAATTTTTGGGTTGAAAATTGCGTAACCTCTGCCTATGGGCGTGTTATCGGCTTGCTAACGCCGGGCGGTGCTGGCAGGCCTACAAGACAAGATATGGAGAAGGTAGAGGCCATACAAGCCCCATTACAGACACGCGGAGCAGGTGGGGCAGTACCTACCGCGGCTGAGTCAATAAGCGCTCTAAAAGCCAAGCTAGGCGCAGAGCCAATGCCAGAGCCGCCAATATGTAAACACGGTCATAGAGTGCTAATTGAAGGTTTGTCTAATAAAACAGGCAAGCCATATAAAGGCTATTTATGCCCAGATAAAGTCAAAGGTAACCAATGCGAGCCTGTATGGCTAAGGCAGTATGGCGATAAATGGCTAAGCCCCAATGACCACGCAGAGGTCTTATTAGAGGCCGGGCGTAACCTAGACCCGATAGCAGAGCGTGAGCCTGTACCAGATGAGCTATTAAGTGAAACTGAGAGGGCTAATCGTGCAGCCAATTAGACAAACAGAGCTAGGTTTAGAGCGCGAGGCAAAGGTAGCTAACTACCTAACTTCCGTGTACCCGTGGGTATTAACACCTACACCTAAGTACTATTTTACCGATTTCCATATAAACGAAAAACAGGGTAACGGTTTTGAGAGCTATATAGGTGATTTAGAGGTTTTATGGTGTAACTATTCTTATACACAGCCTACCTTTGTAGCCTTTACAAAGCTGCAACAGATGAGTATTTTACCGCTGTACAAAGACTTAGAAAGCGCCTATCACCGCCTAGTATTTAGGTTTACAGACGGCCTATTTATAGTGCCAGTAGAGGCCCTGCAACCGTTTAGGCCTATTGTACATAATCACTTTGTCCGTGAAGATGTAACAAAGCTAGTAGTACGCCTTGAGCTTGCTAACTATATGCAATTCTTTACACCAATAGTTATTAGATAATGGGGTTAAAAACTATGCTTTATATTGAGGCTAACTGCCGCCAATGCAAGACCGTAACGCTACAGCTAGAGCGCGTAGTATCTGACCACCTGCCACCTAACGTTAAATGCCTACAATGCACTAGATGCGGGCTGCTAGATATAACGTTGGTAGATGTGGATAACGCCCGGCAGGTACGTAATTAAGTTATCCACAGGGGCTAAAAAGCTGTGGACAACACGCCCAAGCCTTGCTCAAGTTATCCACAATATCGCTTTACACTTGACTTATCGGGTACGCTGTCTGCGCGGAACGCAAGCCCCGAAGGGCGCTAGCTTGCGAACGCTGCGACAGCTAGGGCTACAGTTATGCCTATGTATAGGCTTGCTATCTTTACAGACCTTACCCGTAAAGGCTGATACAAACGCTATAGATGCTTATAAAATATATGCTCATATTAAGATAGGCTCATATAAAGAGTTTAAGTGCATTGAAAAGCTGTGGACTAAAGAAAGTAACTGGAGACCTAAAGCAAAAAATCCTAAATCTACAGCTTATGGAATACCACAGCTGTTAAAGATGAAAGAAACCAACCCTTATAAACAGATAGACTTAGGGCTAAAGTACATAGCTAAACATAGGTTATACAAAGGTAGCCCGTGTTTGGCTTGGGCTCATTATAAGAAACGGGGTTGGTACTAATGGCTAAGCGCGGCGACCCCAGATTAAACAGAGCTTATCGCTACAAGTTTAGAAACCAAGTCTTAGCTAGAGATAACTACACCTGTTATTACTGCTCTGGAGATGCAGACCAAGTAGACCACGTCATACCTGTAAGTAAAGCCCCAGAGCTGGTACTTAGTTTTGATAACGCGGTGGCCTGTTGCAAGCGCTGTAACGTACAAAAAGGCAATAAGTCGCAAGGCGTTTTTTTAGCCAAGACGGCTACCCCCCCTGTCTTTTCTGGCATTATTTCCCCGAAAACCGCTGTAATGACCCAGAGCGGCCCTTGTTTGGGCCAACCTGCTCAGCCTTTAGACTAATGAGTACCGAACCTAGACAAACCTTACGGGGGCTAGCGCAACCACGCTTGCATAACGTTTTGTTATCAGGGCCTACTAGGGGCGGTGAGGTTGCAGAGCTTGCCGAGCGTATCGGCCTGCCGCTTTTACCGTGGCAGCGCTTTGTTTTGGACGATATGCTCACAATAGATAAAAATAAAATGTTTATCCGTAAATCAAACCTTGCGATTACGTCAAGACAAAACGGTAAGACTCATTTAGCGCGTATGCGTATTTTAGCAGGCCTGTTTTTGTTTAATGAGCGTAACCACATAGTAATAAGCTCCGCTAGGTCTATGGCCCTTACTACTTTTAGAGAAGTAGCTAATGCTATTGAAGATAGCCCGGAGCTAAAGAAAGACCTTAAAAAAATACTATACACAAATGGTAATGAGGCCATAATCTTAAAAAACGGGGCTAGGTTAGATGTTAGAGCTGCTACCCGCGATAGCGCGCGCGGTGCTAGCGCTGACTTTTTATTTATAGATGAGCTTAGAGAAATAGACTCTGAGGCCTTTGCAGCTGCTCTACCTGTAACCCGTGCTAGGCCCAATAGTCAGAGCCTATTTTGTAGCAACGCTGGAGACGGTTTTTCCGAAACCCTTAACGAATTACGCACCCGCTGCCAAAGTAGCCCGCCGCCGTCTTTAGGCTATTACGAATATAGCGCCCCGCCATTTTGCGCCCTAGATGACCGTAAAGCGTGGGCAGCTGCTAACCCGGCGCTAGGCATACTAATAACAGAGGAAGCTCTACAAGAAGCGCTAGCGGTGCAGACTACAGAGCAATTTAGGACAGAGAGCCTTAGCCAATGGATAGACAGCCTACAAAGCCCGTGGCCGTTTGGCTCTGTTGAAGATAGCAGCGATATAAACCTAAAGATGAGCCCCGGGCCGCTTACTGTTTTTGCCTTTGACGTTAGCCCTAGCCGCCGTGATGCCAGCCTAGTAATGGGTCAGATGTTACCTAATGGCAAGATAGGCCTAGCAGTACTAGAAACTTACAGCTCACAAGTAGCAGTAGATGAGGTCTTAGTAGCAGCCTCTATAAAAAAATGGGCTGACCTGTATTACCCGCGTTTAGTCTGCTACGACAAATACACTACTGCGAGTATTGCTCAAAGGCTACAAAATGCAGGCGTACAGACCCGGGATATATCGGGGCAGACCTTTTACACCGCCTGTAGCGATATGTATGATGCTTTAGTTAATGACCGCCTAAGACATAGCGGACAAGATGCGCTAATACAACAAATGGCTAACTGTGCAGCTAAACAAACCCCAGATGCTTGGCGTATTGTAAGGCGTAAATCTGCCGGGCCTGTAGATATACCTATTGGGCTTGCTATGGTGATACATATATTGGCGCAACCTGTAGCAGAGGCAAAGGTATACGCCTAGACACGCCGAAAGCCAAACTGTAAACCTATACTTGACTTTTAGGCAATAATGCCCCTATGGGATTACTGCAAACTATAGGCCTGCGTAAAAAAGACATAGAGGCGCAATTATCGCCGCCTATTATGGCCCAAACTTACGGCGCGGGTGTTTATACGTTTGGCGGTTTATACAATACAAGCGGCGTACCGTTTATAGATAGAAACGTAGCGTTACAAGTACCAGCGGTAAGTAGATGCCGTAACTTAATCTGTGGAGTAATTGCAAGTATAGATTTAGAGCTAATACAAAAAAGCACAGGCCGTAAATTACAAAGTCCTGTTTGGTTAGACCAGCCAGATATAAGGCAACCGCGTAGCGTTACCATAAGTTACACAGTAGATAGCCTGTTGCTATATGGCGTTGCTTATTGGCGTGTTACGTCTTTGTATGAAGATGACGGCAGACCTAGCGGCTTTGAGTGGGTAGCTAATACACGCGTTACAGTAACTACCGATAATTACGGTGATGAAGTTGATTACTACTCAATAAATGGCATACGCGTACCAGATAGCGGCGTAGGGTCTTTAGTAACTTTCCAAAGCTTGCTACCGGGCGTATTAGAAACAGGCGGGCGCACAATACAGG